CTTTCGACATTTCTCTCCCTGGTTAAAAAAGGTAACGTTGCGGTTTGCTCTTATTCTTCTGACTTGGCGAGCTTATCCTTTTGATGCCTTTTGAATATTTTACTCCATCTTTGTGCTTCTGTCAACTTTAATAAATCTTCTAAATATATGGCTCTTTTACTATATTCCAACCACTTAACCCTTGGCATCTTAACCAAATCCTTCTTAAATATGGTTTCTAACTTATAGCACCCAAATATTTCTACTTCTTGCGTAGAAAGAGACACGAGACAAGGAATAAGAAAATCCCTATTAGTACAATTTCTAAAGAGCTTGTCAGTATGTCCATGACCATTGCCTCCATATTGGAGAATATACGAGTTACCATATTCGGCTGCGGATTCTTCAGACTGGGATTTGCAGTGAAAGTTATTTCCTTCATCGTCTGTAAAATCTGCATCATAACTTTTATCCTTTTTGGCATATATTTTAAAATCAGGTTCATTAGTTTTTATGCCAAATTTTTTTAACATACGATAGATTGCGATCTCTCCCAAAGCACCTATTTTAATATCATACATTATTTTATCAATGTTTTTTTGACCTCTTCCTTCATAGTGGTCCATTGATATATGGACTCTGTCTTCAGCAAATTGCTCAGCTATCTTTAGGTCGCCTTTTTTTAGGCTTATCTTTAAGCTTTTCATCTAACATCTCCCTATAGTTTTTAGTCAAAGCTTTACATTTTCTATTTAAATACTCATTTTGACTTTTATATACTTCTATTTCTTTCTTTAACTTTTTATTAATCATGTATAAAGAATTTTTATCATCAATTAACTTTTCTATTAACTTGTCTCTCTCACTTGTAATTTTTTGTATTTTTGCCATTGAGTGCCTCCAGTTGGTTTAAAAATGTTACGAAATTTGGTTCCGCACTCTCCCTAAAAAGTTTAATTAATTCTTTATTTTTTTTTTAAATTCAGGACACCAATCATAGTGATGAGGAATAGATAATTTATCTCCTCCACATTCACAGTTAGTTTTAGGTTTGGAATCCTTAACTAATTCATAAGGTTTTATATCGTTTTCATTAATAACAATTTTACATCCTTTGCTATATAACTCTATAGTGTAATAATAATTATTTGGAATTGCCATTGTATTTACTTCTGTAACTTTAGCTTTTTCATCAAAATGAATGCCTTTTTTAGCTACTCGTACAATATCGCCTAACTTATATTTCATTTGCAATACCTCTCTGAAACTGTCGTTTCAACACCTACCTTGACGTCTGGTACCACTACCTTCATAGAATCTATCATAATCTTTTCCTGCTTTTCTGTCAACTCTTTTACTTGATTTTCTGGTACTTCTGTAATAATTTCGTCGTGTACAAAGCCAACTATCTTAAATCCCGAGTCCATTAGGTTATATAAAGCTAATTTCGCCCCATCGGCTGCAAGTCCTTGGAATGGGGTATTCTTTTCTGCACAGAAGGTAGTGTTATTGCGTAACCTGCCTGTCCTTGTCCATACATAACCTTTCTCGCCATCTAAATACTTTTTCATCTCAGGGAATGCATCAAACCATACTTTCTTCATATTAGATGCCTCATCTCTACTAATATCTAATCCATATCCCTTTGAAAATTCAATAAAGGTATCGATGCCTAATCCCCCTGGGAATCCGAAGTTTGCAGCTTTAGCAGCTTGTCTTTGCCATTTCTCTACTTGAGATTCTTCTACTCCAAATAGAACAGATGCATAATATCTATGTAGATCTAATCCAGCATTTATCTTATCTCTCATAACAGATTCGCCAAATTCGTCATAAAGAACTTGTGCAAGTGTTGATAATTCAATAGCTGAATAATCTGTAATTAAAAAAGTATTACCCTCTTCTGCTTTAAACATAGAGCGAATTTCGCCATCTCTCGGTAACTGTTGAAAATTAGGTCTAGCACAACCAGTCCTGCCTGTATTTTTCAATAAGTCATATCTAGGGTGAACGCGAGTTCCCTCTAAATCTCTAACAAAGTGGGTACTTTTTTCTAAACTTTTATATTGTAAATATGTTTTAATAAAAGGTTCATGCTTAAAAGGCTTTAAATCCTCTTCTCGCATACTGTAATCACCTGTGGGTGTCTTGGGTATTGCTTGAAGTCCTAAGTACTCCATAACCCCATTATAACGCTTCTGATTACCTTTCTCACCTCTTACCCATCCATAGGTAGCTAATTTACGCAAACATTTGTCCATTTTACTATATTGCTGCTCTAAAAATAATTTCGCCCTTTTTTCATCAAAACCAATACCATTCTTATATGTGCGGTTTAAGGCTAAATTCCCTGCCAATTGTATTTGATGCGAAAGAAAGTTAGTTGTATTAGTAGCTTTAATTAGTGAACTTAATCTAACAAATGCATTAAAAGTAGCTATAACATCCTTTGCCCCATACTCTAAAAATATGAGAGAAATTTCTTCTATCTTCTTGTCCTTGAAGTATTCGAAGTTTTCCCTAACTTCGACATCTTTTTCAAGTTCAATTTGGAACAACTTTGACGTAACCTCAGCGAGGCTATAACGCCTAGGCACAAAGCCATCAGTAGCCAAGCAATATAACCTATACATAATAAGTACGTCATATATTAAATCCTTTTCTACCTGGTCATTACATTTCCAGTTTGTGTGCTTTTCAATAACATCAATGTCAAAAGGAGCATTTGCGAATACTAATTTTTTATGTGAATTTTTCACCATGAATTCTTCGACTTGCTCGCTTCTGACATAGAATAAAGACTCCCCATCAAATACTTGAAAAGTAATTAGATCAGGAGTCTCGGTAAACGGGACCACCATAGTTTCAGTATCGATGGCAAGAATATGATTTAACTCTTCACCCTGCCATATTTTAATGTCATATTCTATACCATCGTACTTCACTAGCTTCTAATCCATTTTTTTATTACATTTTTAGGCTTAAATCCAGCTTTAAATTCTACTCCTACGCTTAAAATAAGGTCACTCCCAATGTAATTCTCAACTTGAGAAGCATCGTTGCCAATAGCATCAAATCCACCATTAACTCCCATTGCTTTCAAGCATTTTGATAACTTTTCTTTACCAATTTTAACAGCATCTTGATAATTCGTTGCTGGGTTAGAATGGGACATTAGAAAATCGTGAAAAATAAGACGTCCTTTAGAATCTCCTTCCTGTACTTTGAATGATGTTGCTACTTTTGTGCCATCACCATTTTTTGTTGGACCTTCTGTTGCCCGATCTAACTTAACTAAATACTCACCATCTGGTAGTGGGTCATAAGTTTTCTTGGTTCCAGTGTTTGCTTGTGTATTTTGACTCCCTATAGCCATAAATATCTCCTTTGTTTCTGCAGGGTTAGAGTTTGGTTAAACTTTCCTCTGTTATATTTTTAAAATATTGTTCTACTGTTAATCTGTGATACATTCTAATGCTATCTTCTATAATATCTATAATAGCCATTGCTATCATAGGATCGGCATCTTCTAACTCAGAGAAAGTTTCCCTTTCCATAATGCCTTCAATTACTTTCATTAGTAATTCTTCATTCAGTGGTTCCATTTTTTAACTCCCTATATTTTTGTTTCATTGCTTTATACATACGTCGTTTATCATCTTTATACCAAATTTGAAAATTAGGGGCGCGTCCATATTCTCTTGGCGTAGATGGTTTATAATCACTTAGTCTTCTTAGTGCTCTTGCTACTTTTCCTCGCACTCTTACCTCCCGACAAAGCTTCTATTAACTCTTTTAAAAGTATTTCTACCCTTGCTTGAGAGTCATAAACTTCTTTAATCATTTTCTCTCTTTCTAATTCTACTTCTCTTCTTGTTGGCATAATTTCTCCTTTATTATTATATCTAAAAATTTTATTTTACATCTGCATATATTCTACTAAAAGTTTCTTTTACCTTCTCATCGCTAACAGGATTAAATAATTCATTATATTCCTCAGTAGAAAGCATCCTTTTTTTAGCTATAGGTGGGCGATATATTTCTTTATACTCCCCCCAAAAATCAACGTCGTTATAGGAATACTTTTGACTATCCCAGTCAGGATAAAGTATAAACTCAATTGCTTCATCTTCCATTAAATATGATATATCAACATTTTCATTTATAGCAAACTTTCTTGCGGTCCTAAAGTAATTGTAAACTTCTTTATACAGTTCTTCTTTAGTAGGGTAATACATATACTGTTTAGCAAAAAAAGTATTATCACTTTTGGTCCAAAGGTCATCAAAGATGTCTCTTAATTCCTGTAAGGTGTAATGTAAATATCTTTTTTTCTTTGCCATTCTTTTCTCCTTTATAGAATAATTTTTTTAATACCTAATAATTTTAATTTGGCATCAGTGGCTTCTGCCCATTCGTTTATAGTTGATTCTGGTAATTCTCCAGATGCAATTAACTCTTCAATCTCAGCTAATCTTTTATTTAATTTAAGTCTTAACTCAACTAAATTTTCATGATCTAAATAATATTGAGTTCTAATAATTTGGTCAATAGACTTAATAGCTCTTTTAATTTCACTCGTTAAACTCATTGCTTCATTCCTAGTCTTTAGTGTCATCGAAAACTGCCCATGAGGGAATATCTACTTCTTGTATGCCCTCTTCAAAATATTTACCAGTCTCCCTTGCTTTTTTAAGTAATTGTATACTCTTTTTATACTTCCGTCTACCATTTTCTAATAAATTTTTTGAAGCTTTTAACACCTCAATTTCATTAGACATTTTGTTAATAAATAAGAAATAGAATTCAAATTCATTACCAAAATACTTGGTAAATGCATCTACATATAGAGCAGCACTTAAATCATAATCAAATCTTACAACAGTTTTTCCTACGGCAAATCTATCTACAGGGTCGCTTGTAGTTTTAACATCTATTATTTGACCATATTTAACATAATCAGCTCTTACTTTTATTTTCATACCTTCTAATTCAACACATAAAGTTTGCTCAGCTTTTCCTCTAGTAACCATACTAGAGGCTAATTCATGTTCTGTGTAAGCTTCTAATATAGCCTGTGCCTGTAAAAATTGCGATCTTGTGATAATTATTTTACCTTCATTTTCTGCTTTAAATTCTTTATAAGCATTTCCACGCCTAGATGCGCCCTCAAAAATTGCATACTCATCATCAACTTTTTCAGGTTCCAATATTAAAGAGTGAATGTATGATCCAAAATCATAAGCACTTTTATATTTTTCTTCTCTTGGTAACTTTAAAATATATCTATTATGATACTCTTTTGGGTCTTTTAAATATAATTTTAAAGTTGATGACGACTCATATTCCCGATCCCCATGATAATCCTCATTAGTAATATTTTGATTTATACCTAACTTTAACATTCTACACTCCTGTAAACTTGTGAACTTCTTTTACTGTCAAACTTTTTTTCTAAAGAAAGATATATAAAATTATTATCTAATAAATCTTTAATAATATCGTCTCTTTCCCTTGCTTTTAAAAATCTAGTATTATTTGATAACTCTCTCCTAGAGATACCTTTTTTACCTTTAGATTTAATAATTAAAAGAACTTTATTTGTATCCTCTTCTGCCTTATTTCTAAAAATATTATTTTCAGCTAACTCTTTAATTATTTCAAAAAAGTATTTAACCATTGCGTAGGCAAATCTAACATCGTCTTCGTCAACTATTGGGTCTTTAAATCCCATATTAGAAAGAGAGTGTATTAAAGCAATCTTAAGCATTTGTTGATACAATCTACTTATAATTGGTAGCATTTTATCCATTGGGTCGGTTTCTCTTCTTAGCCTATCAAATTCTTTAAATGCACCACTTAATAAAATATTAGCTTCTTTAGTTTTATCTACTTTAAATATTTTTTGCTCAAATTCGGCTATAAATTTACCAGATTTTGGCGGTTCAAAGCCAGCAAGAATTTCTAATAATTTTATAGTTTGTTTATCTAAAGAATAAGGATTCTCTATTCTTCTCGCTGGTTTACCATATTCACCTTTAAATACAAGAAAACGCCCCATTAAACCTTTTTCAATTGCCTCTGTACTAACACCTTGTTGAAAGCCAGTTGGCGTTGTAGAACATAAAAGATTTACATTGGGGCGAACTTGTCTCCCTTTATGACCGCCTGCAGTCATTCTCCCTAAGAATATGGAATTAGAACATGTGTACAATTCTGCCAAAATGTCTGCCATTTTTCCATTAAAAGTAGCCCCTCCCTTATTTACTGATCTTAAGAGTCCACCTGCCTCATCTATAATATCAAGCCGTGTAGGTAACTCTGCTAATCCATCCATAAGAGAGGCGTCACTAACGTAATCTCCTGCTCCTAACAACCCATCTTGTTTAATTAATGCTAATACTTCTTTAATTTTCTGTTGCGGAGCATCTTTACCGGCGCCTGATGGGGCTACGTTTAAAATGTATAAATTTGGTGCAACACCTTCGAATTCAAATTTTCTACCGCCCAATGTAGCTAATACTGATAGGGCTGCAGAAAGAGCGAATGCGGGTTGCTCTATATATGAGTTATTCAATATAAATTTCTGTATTGCAGCGAGGACACCTTTTGCCCGAGGTAACTCTAGGCTTGACTTTTTTATAAGTTCCTCGCTTTGTGACTTTTTTGAGCGAACTTCCTTTGCTAATTCGTAGTCAATTGCATGTGCTGTAGTCGGTCTTTCATAATGCTGATTATTTTTAAATGCTTTAGCATTGAATGAATTCAAATGGTTAGAGTAAAATACTAGAGCATTTGTAAACTTTTCATCGTGTCTTATGGCACTCTCTTGAGTGTCTGTAAATAGTGGAGGGTCGTGATTTTCCTCATCAAACTTTATCATTTTTTGTAAAGCCTCATCAATTGGTGTAGAATTTGCTATCAATTCAGAACAGTATTTACTCATTGCGTCATTTCTACCACTAATTACCTTCCTTCCTTTAGCCTCTGAATTAGGAAAAAATTTAGCTAATGTTAACTCAATTTCTGCTAATAACATAGGAGGCAAAGAAGGCAGCTCATTTATGTGGAGGTCTAATAATGCTTTATCTACCCACCTATATGAACTGCCGTTTGGGTGTACCGAAGGAGGAACGGTAGTCTTTTTATTCTCTGCCAATACTTCTATAACAACTTTACCATTAAAGGTAACTTTATTTGTACTTTCATTATTATATTTGAAAAATCGGGTCCATCCCTTAGAACCTATTTTCGCTACTGGTGATTCTGGTAAAATGTCTTCAATGACATCTATAATTTGCTGATCATCACAATCAAAATCTAATGCAATTATACCTGATGCTTTTCCTAAACATACAGCTATATTTGACTCATTAAATGAATTATTCCAATCACTTACCTCTTCCTTTGAAGGTAATCTATCATTGTATTCTGTCCAACCTTTGATTAGAGGATTCTTTCCTCCAAACTTATCTGGAATAACAGATATTCCTTTATCTATGTATTCCTGTGCATATTCTTTAAATAAATGCATTTTCGCTCCTAAATATAAAAATCTTCGTCTTTTCTTCTTAAATCAAGCTCTTCTTGCGCATCATCTACAACTTGATAACCACAAGCAGTTAAAAACTTATTAAATGCTTTAGTTAAGTCACCTAAAGTTTGGGCTTCTGTATAGATATATACGCTTTCCGTGTCTTCTTTACCGTAGTGTTCTGTCGATTTACTAAAAGTAATCATTTTTTCTCCCTTGTTATACACCATGAATTATTACATGGTACTGTACAAAATGCACATTTGTCAACTATTTTTTTTTTTACCTTCCAATATATCATAATACTAATAAATATTATGTTACATATATAATTTATAAGTCGAGGTATAGCCATAGTCTTAAACTCGTATATAAGTAGCCCAATTTCGCCTAGCATCCACATTGTGAGGAGTCCCCAACCTACGTCACACCTTTTATTGCGAACGCTTCTAATGGCTTCTGGAAGTCCGCAGAATGCGAGCATGAGTCCGCTTATGTAACCTATTAATTCTATATTATCTACCACGATTCAATCTCCTCTTCACCTCATGGGGCAAAAATGGTCTTCTTTTCGCTAATACACGCTTACGACACGCCTTTGCGCGTTTATCACACGCTTTAGACACGTTTATTACACGTTTAGGCTCGACCGGAATAGTAGCCATTCTTATAAAACCGTTGGTAAACAATATAAATATAATAATATCAATCATTTCTCTCTCCATATAAAAAAATTAAAATATTTCTTGACACCAATAAATTAATATGATAGATATATATCTTAGAAACCAGTTGAGATATATATTTATATATTAAGAAATATATCTTAGATATATATCTACTCATTAATAAAATCCCAATCTAATTCACTTATTCCTAAAGCTCTATAAAAATTTTCATCAGTTCCGAAACAAGCATCCAAATTATATTCTAATGCTTTCTCAATCATTTGATATAACCCATCTTTCTCCTCATCAGTTACATTCTTTAATTCCTCAACCAAATCTACACTTTTCCTGGCAACCTTAATGACCTTTACAATCCTTTCAGTTACCTCATCGAAATGCTTCTTAGATTGCAATTTTCGCTGTTTTGTGGTATCATCTTTGCATATGCGAATTTCCTTTGTCATTGATTGTCCTCCATTTTCATCAAATAAAGCATACTATAAGAACCGACAGCTAACCCAACAAGCGCGAGTATGGCGTGAAGAATTTCTTTATCAGATGCAATGTCCAAAAATTCAGCAAAGCCTACAGCAGTTCCGAAACCAATTCCAACCATCAAAACATGGTATAGAAGCAAAATATGTTTTCTTTTATCCTTCATCTATTCTCCTTACTAAGCGTGGCGAAATTAGCCGCCGTTCATGTGATTTAACAAACATTGAAAAGTTAGTACAAGACAACGTTTTTGAACCACGTTACAATGGTCGCATCATCCGTGATAAAACCATTATTAATTTAAACCTTGATGACAAATACATTACTCATCTTGAGTCTCGCAAGTGCCTTCACCCTCAGAATCGTTATCAGATCGAGATTTTGCTTTCTTTAATTCCTCTTCCAAAATCTGATCAATAAGCTTTAAGTACTCATCTCCATAAATTTGCATTCCTTCTCCTTTTTAGTATGATGCTCTTGTCTCAGCTCATTATTACTTATTAAAATCCATCTATCCATTCCTTTTAAGTCATAAATCTGTTCCCAAGTGTAACCCTTAGACTGCAATGTTCTCGCCTTTGCTATGGGTCTATAACCGCCTTGGGATGGTCTTCTAGGATGTAAATTGTATTGTGATACGGCTATAGCATAAGAACCGCATTTAACACATTTTCCTTCCTTATCGACTTTGGTTGACGTAAACCTTCCGTAGCAACGCCTCTTTTTTAAAAACTCACAATCACATTCATAAGTCGCCATTATCTATCATCTCCTTCTCCGTTAATAGTACCTCTTTTATACCTACTTTGCAACTTACTTAAGTTAGCCTTAGCAACGTCTTCAAAATCAAAATCATAGGCATAACTCAATTGACTTAAGTACCAAAGAACATCTCCTAACTCTTTTTGGAGTGCCTTCTTCTCAAAAACACCGTCTCTAATCTCCTTTTTTATCTTCTCCAATACTTCACCAACCTCACCGCCTAATCCTAACGCCAAATAAAGCGCATCGTTTTTTACATTACCTTGCATATACATGCGCGCTCTTTTTTGATATTGATTTAAAGTCATAACTTACTCCTCCACTATATCTCTTAAAAAATCATTTAAGCATTCATTTAATTGCTCGTTAGTTGTAGCCAATACCTGACAATAACTCTTAGCAAACTCAATTTGCCATTCAATATCATGCTTAACTCTATACTGTTCTGGCACATCTATTTTTATGTTATCTGGTATTAACGGTTTTCCGCATCCAATTAAAAGTAATAATATTAATGTTCGCATGGTGTTCCTTTTTGTATGGGTTGTAATACTTGACGCTCTAAATTCCACGATTTATACAATAGATTACTTAATAATGCTACTGTACTATTTGAAAAAGTATCTATCTTCTTAGCAAAATTTTGAATAATATATCTATTACCTCTTAATAATGCCGTCTCTTGATTAAAATCTTCTCCGATATTAAATACGCCAATCTGGTAACCGTTTCTAATGTACTCTATAACATTACTAAAATTAACATACTCACTTTTATCATAACAGTATAATTTTCTATTCTTATAATAAACAAAGTTCTTAAATTTCATGATTCTCTCCTTTACAAAAACGCTTTATTGCGTGGTTTAATATATCATAGGCTTCATTATGATAACCTATTTTTTCATAAAAAGCAGTAAATAAGTCTACCGCTTTATCACTATTTCCAAACAGTTTTTCAATACTCTCATCATCTATTTGGTGTTCTATTAGATCTTTTATTGCACTGTTTGAGTACTCGTTCATAAACGCTAGATAACCCCATTTCATCATACTCTCCTTTATTGGGTGGACACATTAATGCATCTCTTTTAACTATTGTTAACATAATTACAAATAAATACAATACTATTATAAATTTTATCATAACTATTTTTCACCTCGACTTGCCCTTGCATTTTTCTTATGCGTATTAACTATTTTAATATTAACAAAGTTATTTTTAGTTAACTTATGTTTTTTCAATCCCTTCTTCTTACACTTCTTTTTTACGTTACTCATTTTATTCTCCTTTATAAAAAGGCACCGAAACATTAATAAGGTTGCAAAGGTGAAAAACAAAGGCTTTCTCCTTTTTAGTTAAGTTCGATGCCTGTTAACTTGTTACTAATTATATTGCACATCCTGTGCCAAACTTATTCATCCTATTCTTAATTACTTACGCTGCCTCCTCTGTATAAAGTTTAAGCAATTGTTTATAAAAATCATAACCACGTGTAGCATCCTCAGAAACTTGTAGACGTTCTAAGTCTTGTATGACTTCAAGCTCCGTCGGTATAGGTGGTAATAATAAATATTCAAATGTTTTAGTCATAATAATATCTCCTTAAAATCCAATACAATAAAAGCTCATATTATCTTCAAAATCAATAGTATGGTCGTTTATTTTATCATATAAATACCATTCAAAGTCTTTTTGATATAAATGCAATCTTGCGGGTAACAAATCATTTATACAATTCTTAGTATGCCTAGTACGCCAACCTCCTGAATTTAATTTAATATTATTGCCCTCTCTAATAAAAATAACTGTATTATAAAGTTGTGCAATAGTCTGACCTTCATGGTTAACTACATTTAACCCTGCTCTTTTTTTCATTACTCACCTCCATTAAATGTATAATATTTATCAGTAATAGGACAACGACTCCAATTATCTCCAATAAGCTTTTTATCAGTTAAAACCAACTTACCTAAATTAGTTGATTCACCATAATGAGGTATTAGTGTACCATTCCTATCCGAGTCTACTACAACGAAAGCCTCCTGATCAAATAAGTCAGCAAGTGCAATTCCAAAGCTGCGAGCCTCTTTAACAGTGTCCGTTGTAACTAAATAACTTAACTCTGTTTGCCCTTTCCATGAACCAATTAACGTTTTAAATGGCAAATTCATTGCAGTTAATTCGTGCTCTAATTTAATAGAGTTGTCTACGTCATTAACATCTCCTTTAAATGCCGAAACGATGAAAAATGGCTTCTTAGGTTGTTTGTTAAGTGTTCTCATTTAAATACCTCCTTTAAGGTTCTCGTTATTAATTTCCTTACCTATTTTAATAAGTTTTAAAGCTTTATTAGTAGACATACCATAAAACTCCGCAAACTTTTCAACAGTGAGGAAATTATTCAAATAATCTAAATATAATAGCTCTAATTTATATAAAGCACTATTAATCTCTCTCATTTAAATACCTCCAATGGTTGAAATTGATAATAAAAGAATGTAAACAAAACTAAAAACTTTAATACATTTAATCATGTTTTCCTCCAGTAAATAAAGCATAACAAATTTTTAAATGAATTAATACAACGCAAAAATCGTGCCACAACAAAAAAATGCATAAAAATGTAAATTAATTGGTACGAAACTTGCATAATAAATATATTTCACCCGCAAAATTACATATAAAGGATTGCAAGATCTATGCCAGAAATGTACGTCCCCTTCCCACGCGCAAATAAGCCATAAATAAATCTTATTGACATCACTGGTACTAAACTTGCTAATGCAAACATCGTGCCAATCATGCCCCCATGGAAAAAAGCACCCCCGCGAAATATGTTGAATTAACTATATAATATATATAGACTTACACCTATTTTTCCCGCAGCAAACACCCCCCGCTAACTAGCTGAAAAGCCGAAACCCCGCGCGCAAATTTTAAAAAAGAGCGAAGCGATTTTTTTAAAATATATTCCCAATCTTTTTCCAAGATTTTCTTGACTTTTTACTATGGGTATGATAAGGTTTACGGATGCGAAAACCAACCAAATTTAAGTCCGGTTTTTATAACTGGAAAATTGTCTGGTCTAAAGAGAAGACTGATGAGATGTTCGGTAAGACAGACATAATTACAAAGACAGTAACAATTTATAAACAAGATAATGAGGAGATTGAAAGGGAGACTCTATTTCATGAACTAATGCATGTAGTGGGTGAAGATAAGTATGAAGCCATATTTTCTTATGAACCTGAAAAGAAGGAGTTAGATAGGGAAGAAAACTTAATTCGCCTTCTATCACCATCTATGATGCAAATGCTTAGTGATAACAAAGACTTATCTCGCTTTCTATTTAAAATTTAATATGGGAAAAGGTAAAACTTCAAAATACGATTTAAAAACGGCAAAAGAATTATACATGTCTTTTAAGCCACCTAGAGAAATAGCAGAAACTATGGATATGCCGTACAAAACTTTAATGTACCATATTGCAAAGTGGAAGGATGAGCGTTCTTTAATGAGAAATGAACTACTTAGAGAACTTACTGAAAATAAAAGTGCCATTCTTTCTTCATTGGTAGGTAACTCATTGGAATGCTTAGATCGCGCTATTGCTGATTTAAAGCATAGAGGTACACCCCCTACCATAAAAGAGGCTAGATGGATTGCTAACATTGTAACCGAACTTGATAAAATAGTTAGGTTAGATGAAGGCACTCCTACAGATATAATAGCAGAACACAAACCTTCAACCATAATTGAATTGAAGGATAAACTTAAACGCGATCCTTTCTATCTGGAGGATGCAAATTACAGGGAGATTACTAATGAAAAAACTACTACTGATCCTACTTCTGATGTCGAGTCTAGCAATGGGCGAGACAAAGGAGATAAAGAGTAAACAAATTTTATTGACTGAGTATAATAGCGTTTTACTTAAAGGTGCTATAAATTTTAAATCGGCTACTAGCTTTACAAACAGACTATTAGATTTAAGCGCATCAATAAGATTAACAGATACTATTTACATTGTAATTGACTCTCCAGGAGGTTCAATTTATGCTGGTCTATCACTAATATCTGCAATACAATCTATTCCTCAAAAAGTAGAATGTATTTCCCTATTTTCAGCTTCCATGGCTCATGGTCTTTTGCAAGCTTGTCCAGGTAAAAGATATATTGATGGTAATACTGGAGTATCTATGATTCATAGAGCTAGAGGCGGCTTTTTTGGACAATTTAATAATGGTGAAGTTGAATCCCAATTAAAGTTGTGGAAAGGTATTGTATCTAGTATGGAAATTAGAAATGCTAATAGAATGAATTATAGTTTAGAAGAATATAGAAAGCGATCTAAAGATGAATGGTGGTGTTCAGGTTATAAATGTGTAAAAGAAAGATTTGTAGATGGATTAGCTAATATTAGATGTGGTAAAGATTTACATAGAGTTAAAGTTAAAGTTAATAAAAATTACTATTATTCAGCTTGCCCTTTAGTAAGTGGATATATGAGATATGAATCTTATTAGTTTATCTCCCTCAGATAAATTATATCTCCAAATAATGGATGATTTGCATTCAAATTGGAATCCTCACCCTGGTCAAGTCAAGGTGGGGATGCCTCTTATTAAAAAAGATGTAAACACCCTATTTATACAGTGTGGGCGAAAATGGGGTAAAACCGATTTTGCCATTTATTTGTTATGGAGACATGCACTTTTAAATCCAGGTTCAACTTGCTATTACATTACACCCGAACTTTCGCACGGTAGAGAAATTATTTGGCATAATAGTAGGCTTACACAATTTGGTAGAGAAAGAGATGACATGGGACGTATTGTACCAGGAGGAGAAGAACCATTACGCAAATACATTAAACATGTATCAAACGTAGATTCTAGGCTAACTTTAAAAAACGGATCTACTATAAAAATTGTTGGTTCTGAAAACTGGGCAGCAGCTAACGGTCTAACACCAGATTTTGTAGTATATGATGAATTTAAAGTTTTTCACACACAATTTCACAACGAAATGAATCCAAACCGTATTGTTAGGAAGGCTCCCTTAGTAATTATTGGGACGCCTCCTAAACCTGGAGATAGAAATGCCGAACAATACCTCGAATTCGCGGAAGAATGCACAAATAGGCGTGATGCGTTTCACATTATCGCCTCATCTTACGATAACCCTTTTACACCCAGTGATGAAATTGACCGTGAGATCGAAAAATTACGGTTACGTGGTGAAGATGATGTCATCGAACGAGAATATTTTGGAAAAATTGCAGTGGGAGGACGGAACGCTATTTTCCCCATGTTCGACAAAAGTCAAATAAAACCTCATAAGGAGTTATTAAATGCAATTACTAGAGATCGCAAAAAATTGGATTGGTTCTGTATTACTGATCCTGGCTCAACTACTTGTTTCGCTGTTTTACTTGGTTGCATTAATCCTTATACAAAGCATCTCTATATTATGGACGAAATCTACGAAGTTAATCAAGAAAATACTACCGTAAGATCAATTTATCCTAGAATAGATGCAAAAATGGCAGAACTTTTTCCGCATTCATCCGTAGAAGATGACTGGTGTAAAGTTTATGATGAGGCTGCAGCTTGGTTTTCAACCGAAGTTATGCATCAATACGGCATCTATTTTATGCCTACTGCCAAACATATGAATAAAAAAGAGCATGGTTTAAGTTTAATTAAAGATCAATTAATACATGGTCTTGTATCTATTTCGGATAGATGTGAAAAATTAGTGTGGGAAATGCAAAACTATGTTAAAGATAGTAAAGGTAACATACCAAAGAAAAATGACCATTTAGTTGATTGTTGGCGATATTTAAATGCGGCTGCTAATTATAATATGATTGAAGTATTAGAAATTTTAAAACAAAAGAATGATAACGATCGTCGTTATTATAGTATGGAAGATGATTATAAAGCTTTAAAGAAACACGATGATTGGACCTTTAATATAATACCTTGGGAGGATTAAATGCCTAATATTATTGTAATGTTGTATATTTTTTCAATTTTAGGTTGCATTTTGAGTGCAATTAGTATATGCTTGTCTCTGTATGCCATAATTTTGGCAAAAAGTTTGGAAAAAGCAACACATACAGTACAATTTATGCCCGCAGAGCAAACGCTTGATCCAAATTTCTCAAACCAAAAAGATATTGAGGAAATCAATGTTGAAGGTAAAGAAGAGAATGAAGATATCTATAGGATGGTGTAAATGAGCTTTTTTGATGAATTAGGCGATGATCGCCCAGATAAAATTAATGTAAAGCCATTTCATTCTGTAAAAGATAAAGACGAGAAAAAAGTTCTCGCATGGTTAGCAAAAGTAATTGAAACTTTAGAAAAACAAGGTATAGCAAGACAGGCTAAATATAAAAAAAATTTAGAGGCTTATCGCGGTTCTACAAATCTTCCTAAAAGAAGCGACATTCGTCGTTCAGACCGTCAATCAATTAACCGAGTTAATAAGTTTGTCATTAATCATTTATATGATATGACTGAAACTCGCGTATCCCAAATGACGCGAATTAAGCCTGCTGTTGATGTTTTACCTACAAATGATGAGTTTGAAGACAAAAATGCGGCAAAAGCTGTAAAGTATTTAATTAATCATTTGTGGTACATCAATGATATGGACGCTATATTGCAAAAAATGCAAAGACAAGCTCGTATATTTGGTGAGTCTTATTGTTTTATTGAGTGGGATTCTAGTAAAGGTGATTTACACCCTTTATATGTAAAAGCTAGGGATAGTAAAATAGATCTTGATCTTTTAGATGAGCAAGGTAATCCAATTGGTAAAATAGATAAAGATAAGCCAGTTTATATCGGTGATATTAATTATGATATAGAAGTACCTTGGAGAGTTTATTTACAGAGACAAAAAAAGTTTGAAGATGTAGAATATTGTTTTAGAGTTAAAATTAAATCTACAGAAGATTTAAAAAAAGAATATCCTGATAAAGCAGAAAAATTAAAAACAGAAACAAATGTAAAAGCTTTTTCTGAAAGTGATTTAACAGAACATTTATTAGAAGAAGAAACAGTTATATATGAATTTTTTCATAAAAAAACTAAACATTGTCCTCAAGGATATTTTGCAAAATTTACTAAAGATGTAATCTTAGAATCAAGTGAATTACCTTATTCTCACGGTAAACTACCATTTGAAAGATTAACTGATTTAGATATACCTGAACAATTAAATGGTGTTTCTGCATATGAAATGGTTAGACCAATACAAAATATGCATGACAACCTTTCAACCCTATTAGCTAAAAATATTTATTTAATGGGACATGCAAAATGGGTTATGCCTAGAGGTGCTTGTAAGATTGAAAGTTTAGGTAATGATAATACTATTGTACAATATCAAGGACCGACTCCACCACAAATGTTACAAACATCCCCTAATCCCCCAGAAGCATATGCATTTAGAAATTCATTAAGAGACGAAATGGGACAAATATATGGTGTTCAAGGTGTCTCAAGAGGTACTCCTCCTGCAGGTATTACTGCTGGTGTAGCTTTACAATTTTTAAATGAGCAGGAACAAGAAAGAGCAACATCTGATGTAGCTAAACATAATGCCTTAGTACAAAGCATGGCAAAGAAAACTATTGCTGTAGCGGGAGACTACTACCAACCAGACGACGGACGAATGTTACGCATAGTTGGTAAAGATAATAAATATTCTATACGTCATTTTGATTCAGCTAATTTAAGTAAAGATTATGATGTTAGAATGCAAGTTGGATCTGCATTGCCAGAAAGTAAAGCTGGTAAGATTCAACGTATTGTAGAAATAATGCAAATGAAACCAGACCTATTATCTAATGAAAGGTGGGTAGATTTACTTGAATTAGGTAATAGTGATAAAATGAATACATTAATTACTGCTGCAGTTAAAGCTGCCGAATCTGAAAATGAAGATATGATGGCAGGCAAACCTGTAGCTGATCCTCAAGATTATGAAGATCATATAGTACATTGGAAAACCCATACTAAAGCAATTCAAAACCGTTCTTTTAAAGAAGAATGTCCACCTGAATATAGAGAAAAGGTGTTAGATCATATTGCTTTACATGAGTTTGTTATGATTGAAAAGGCGCGAGCTAATCCAGCATTTGAAGCAAAATTAGCAGAACTTCCTCTATTTCCAATTTTTCCAAACGGTTTTGTACCTCGCTCAAGAGAGCATATGCAACTTGTTGTGCAAGGTCAAGCTAATAGAGGAGAACAAGTTTCTGAAATAGTTCCTGGACAAGAACAAAATGACGATAATGAACCATTTCCAATAAACAAAAAAAAAGGGAGAGAGTAAATGAGTGAAGAATCAATAAACCAAGTACAAGAAATTAATGAGGAGGTATCTACCAGTGAAGGAGATGCAAATAAAGCTAATTTAATGTCTTTTGATGATTTAGACAATTTAACAGATGATAGGTCAGATAAGGAATTATTAAATGAGGCAAAAAAAGTTTCAGAGGAGAAGGGAGAAAAAGACAAACCAGAACCTAAAGAACAAAGTAATGCAGAAGAGAAAAAAGTTGATGCAGAAAAGGCTGAAGAGAGCGAAGAAGCTGAAGAAGTTAAAGAAATCAAGAAATTACTTGGTAAATTTAATGAAGAAGAGATGGAAATAGCTGCAGAAACTTTATTTAAGCATAAAGTAGATGGGGAAGACGTAGATGTGTCTCTTCAAGATTTATTAAACAATTATTCAGGAAAAGTAAGTTATGATAAAAAATTTCAAGAATTTTCTGAATCTAAAAAAGAATTTGATGAATATAAAACTACATATGATAAAGATATAGACCTAATTAATGGGTATATTAATGATTTTGCAGAAAAATTAAAAAGTAATGATGCGATGGGGGCATTATCTTATTTTGCAGAGTTTTCTGGAATGGAACCGCACACTTTTAAGCGGCAACTCCTTGACCAGTTAGCTCCAGAAATTGAGAGAATGTCATTATTAAGTCCAGAGCAGATTGAAAATGAGCGGTTGGCTCAGGAGAATGATTATCTCCAAAAACAACAAGAGTCTGAAGCGAATAAACGTCAACAAGAGCAGTCACAAAATGAACTCTTGAGTGAAATAAAACGACTTCAGGAAGCTCATAGTATCTCGGATGATGAATTTCAAGGTGCTTACCAGGAATTGGTGGATGGTAACTTTGATGGTGAAATTACTCCTGAAATAGTTGCAGAGTACTACGTACATTCTGCGGCTTTCTCTAAATCAGAAGCAATTTTAGATCAAGTTAATCCCGATCTTGTAAATAACGACCAAATTGTTGAAAGCCTTCAAAAAGTGGTAGTAGAGAACCCTTCTTTTGATGACAACGATTTGTTAGAAATTGTACAAGAGGTTTATGGAAGTTCTAAAAAACAAGCATCCAAAGCTGTTTCAAAAAAAGTGGCGCAAGCTGCTCCGAAGCAGGTAACTGAGGTGTCAAAAGATAAACAAACATATGTTTCTTTTGATGATTTATAAATTTTTAAATATAGGAGTTAAAAATGGCTGAACAATTTAATTATAGCTTAGCTAATGCTTCTGCCTTATTTAAGATTAAGTATGAGAAACTTTCTGAAAACGTGTATAACTCTGCTAATGTTTTATTAGGTAGATGTAAAAAATCTTACAATTTTACGGGTAAACAATTATCAATTGCAATCCCACAATCTTTTGCTGGTGGTGTTGGTTCAGGTTCTTTACCAAAAGCCAACGCAGCTAATTATGCTGATGCCCAAATTACAGCTAAAAAAATGTATGCTGTAGTAGAAATTGATAGAGAAACTATCAAAGCTGCTATGAGTGACGAAGGTGCTTTCGTTAGAGCTACAAAAGAAGTTGTTAAAAAAGGTGTTGAAGCTTTTATGAGAAACCTTTCAAGAGCTTTATTTGCAGATGGTTCAGGTAAGTTAGGAACTTGTAGTGGTTCTCCATCAGTAGTTAGTGGTAACACTGTTGTAACTATTTCTGATTTTAAAGAAGCTAATTTTGAAGAAGCAGATCTAGTAGATGTTGGTTCTTCAAGTTCAAAGCAAATTGAAATTCTTGAAGTTGATCCTGATGCTGGAACTGTTACTTTAAAAGGTGATGTTTCTTCAGATGCTACTAACGGTATAATTCTTTATATGCAAGGGTCTAATAGTTCTGATCCTGAAGGTTTAGACGGAGTAATAAAAAAATCTGATAGTAGAACAGAATCTTATGGAATTACTCATGCTCGTAGATGGGATTCAAAAATTAAAGATGCTGGAGCTGCTGCTATTTCATCTGATCTTTTAAATGAAATGATGTTAAAAGTTGAGAAATCTTGTGGAAAGTCTCCAAATCTTATTGTTTGTTCATACAAGCAATATGAAAAAATTCTAAACTTATTAGAAGACCAAAAAAGATATGAAGTTAAAACTAGAGCTGGACTTAAGTCTAAATCTGGTGCTGATATCAGCTTTTCTGGTGTTGAGTTTATGTCTTCTTCTGGTCCAGTAGGGATTTTTCCTGAAAGATTTGTTGAAGATGATAGCCACATTCACATTTATCACAGACCAGATTTTGGTTGGTTTGATGATGATGGAACGGTTTTTTTAAGAAAATCTGATTCTGATGCATATGAAGCAAGATATGGTGGGTACTTAAATGTATATATCAACCCTTGTTTTCATGGTGTATTACATAATCTAAGTGTCTAAAAGCTAGGTTCTCTCCCTGCCTAGCACCCCTGGAGAAATCTGGGGGTTTTTAGGGAGAATAACTTGAGTATATAACCAAAGGAATAAAAAATGTTAAGATCACCAAAATCAACACAAAGAAAAATGAGACAATTAGAGCTTATACTTGATGAGGCTTCTAAAAGTGTAAGTGGAGATTTATCTGCAAAATTAAGTGGACCAGCTAAAAATCAAGTTAAATCTATTGTTTGTGACGGAAGTGGCGTAGTAGAAATAGAATTAAAACAACCATTTGCTGCTCAACCAATAGTAATTAGATCTAATGCTAATTCAATTGCTCCAGGAGCTAGAAAAGGCGGGTCTGGCACAGATAAAATTAAATTTACTATTGATAATGCAGGATTAGAAACACATATTCTAATCGTTGGTTCAGATATTACAGAGCAATATTAAGAAGGAATAAGGCATGTCGTCTAATGATAAAAGAGATTTAACAACTAAAGCGAATGATGGCGCAGTTTCTGATGGAAAAGGTAAAGGCGGTGGAGTTGATATTACAGGAGATGTAGTAACTTTACCTCCAGACGCAACAGATGTTATATTTACAAGCGTATGTGATAGTTCTTTAAGTGGAGTTGTTGATGCAAAATTAGAAATGTCTTATGATAAAGAAAATTGGTGTCCGGCAGTGACTGAAGAGTATGCTGCTGGTACATCTGTTACAGGCTGGGGAAACTCAAGATATTTAGATACAGTTCCTGGCACAGGTGTTAAAAAAAATAAATATTGCCAAGGTAAAAAAACTTATGATACTTCAGGTAATCCTGGAGGTTCAGCTAGAGACGTATTATATGATTTTATGCAAAAAAATAAGCCATTTAATATTAATTGGTGGCATAAATCGGAGACAGTGCCTAGTGCTACATATAACCCAATAATTTTTAGACAAGGAAATAAAGATCCGTTTTCAAATGAAAAATATTTAAATTTATCAAAAGGTACTGGGGAAGATAAGAACAAATACCTCTCAGCACCATCAAACATAGCATATGACACATTTACAAAATGCTTAGAAGTATCAGACTCAACTGACACAGGAGCCTTTTTAGAAATTGAAAACACCAGTGGAACAGGTTCTTCTGATTTTCATGATGGAAAGGGAAATCCGGCTACTGCATCCACTAAATCTTGGACAATGAGTTTTTGGTACAAAAGCCCTAGTAATTCTGTACCTAACTCAACATCAGTAATTAGATATATGGCATACTTTGGAGAATCTTGGGGACTTTACTTAGGCACTGATGGTAAATTTTATTTAAAAAATAGATATATTTACACTGAAATGATTATGCCTACAGGTATAGATCTTTTTGATGGAAATTGGCACCATGTTACTTTTACATGGAGACATGATTCAGGTGGTTCAACTACTTCAACTGATTACAAGACTGCAGCAAACAATGCAACAGATCCAGGGTCTTCATTATTTATTGATGGACAACCTACTACAACAACAGCATGGACAACTTACCATACACTGCCTTCTTGGTCATATAGTGATATGGGAATTGCTGGATACAATCCTGGGTCTAGTTCTGCATTAGGGTCAGTGCCAGGAAGATATGCTCACCTTGCAATAGAGACAGGAGCACAGGTTGCATCAGATGCCTCAACTAGATATAACAGTGGAGTACCTACAGATTTAAGCTCTACTGTACCTATCTATTTAAATTTTGAAAATGATTCCAATGACTCTGGTACATCTTCTATTTCTTCATCAACTAATTTAGATGAACAAGGAACTGGGCATAGTAGTTCAGGAACTCCTGACAGTGATTATCCTTCAGTAGTACATGGAAGCATTTTTTCAATTGCTACACTTTCTAATACTAACATGAAAGCACAAATTACCAGGGACATATTCCATGAAAAAATGGGGGCAACTTCACCTTTTACAATAAATACGTGGTTTAATAGTAGTGCGCCACCAGAAGTTACGGCAACTGAAAATTTTGGTGTTACAAAATACCTAGACTGCAATAATGAAACAAACAAATCAGCAAGTTTTGACCAAAGAATGAGGACTGATCCTATTTTTTGGGATTCAAGTGCTTCAGCTACTTTATTTAAGCCTAATGGAGATTGGTCCGTATCTTTTTGGTTCAAATACACAGACAGCTCTGCATATGGAATAATTTGGGACATGAGAAACCCTGATGATGCAAACAAAAGAATGATTTTATATACAGGAAGCTCAGCAAACTATTTGTACCTTTTTGCTAGGCATGGTTCAGGGGGTAGTTACGCACAAAGAAATTATGGATCTGCTGCAAAAGCTCTTTTGCTTGATGGTAACTGGCATCATGTTGTAATTACCAATGCAGCTTCTTCAAGTTCTACAAATGGAACAATGGGAGACACCACAACAAATATGAAGTTGTGGATTGATGGAGTATGTAAAGATTCAGGTGGCACAGACACAATGGGGAATTGGACTACTTCAGCAGACAATCTGCGTATGACTTTTGGAAATTCTGGAACTGAATCTCTTGGTTTAAATCAATATTACCCAATTGATCATGGTTTATCTAATGTATCTACATGGACAGTAGATTTAGCTTCAGACATAAGTGGAACTTCTTCAGCAAAAATTTCTTCATTGTATGATAATGGTCCAACTGATTTAACAAATGAAACAGGGCTTTTGAATTGGTTTAGATGTGGAGATACTGCAGGAGATAATTTA